ATTAACACCAGAAGCAAAAAGAAAATTTGCACTTTTCAAAAACATCTTTACAGAAAATATCCGCACTGCTGGGGAACTTTTCAATAACAGCGACATTAATTATGTTCGCGAAGCGATGTGGCAAGCAGCCAAAGGCAATAGCAGTTTTATTGCTGTGGTTGGTCAATCTGGCTCAGGTAAATCAACATTACGTCGTGAATTGATTGATCGTATCGAACGTGAACGAGAAGCAGCCATTGTCATTGAACCTTATATTTTGGCAACTGAAGACAACGACTTTAAGGGTAAAACCCTCAAGTCACTGCATATTGCTGAGGCAATTTTGTCGGCATTAGCTCCAAGCACTAATGCAAAACGCTCTCCTGAAGCACGCTTTCGCCAAGTGCATCAGCTACTCAAAGAGTCGAGTCGTGCTGGGCATCACCATGTTCTTGTTATTGAAGAAGCTCAAAGCTTACCGATTACTACACTCAAGCATCTCAAGCGTTTTCTTGAACTTGAAAATGGATTTACACCTTTAATGTCAATCATCTTGATTGGTCAAGATGAACTAAAAATAAAACTGGCTGAAAACAATCAAGAAGTTCGTGAAGTCGTGCAACGCTGTGAAATTGTGACCCTTGAACCATTTACACAAACCACGCTTGTTGACTATTTACAGCATCGTTGCAAAGCAGCTGGCCGTCAACTTTCAGACTTTATTGATGAGTCTGGCATTGATGCCATTTGCAGAAAACTTTCTCGAAATGTTGGTCGTAAGAACCATAGCGAAAGCCTTTTATACCCTCTGGCAGTAGGCAACCTTTTAACGGGCGCCTTAAACGTGGCTGCTGACTTGGGTGTCGATGTTGTCACTGGCGACTTGGTGATGGAGGTTTAACTCATGAAATTTAATTTAAGAAATTTACTGATAGTGAACTTTTTAGTTTGGTTCGTTGCAGTCGCTGTAGTTGTTGCTGTTCTAGGAGGTTGCAATGGGTGATTTTCGCATCGTTGTTGCTATTTGCATCACGATTATGGTCGTAGGAACTGCTGGTTTTGATGCATTAAGCAAAATTCTAGGAGGTTGCAATGGTTGATTTTGCAGATGTAGCTGAAGGCATCGCCGAAGAAACTATTCAGCAAACACTTTCAAATCGCCAAACCTTTGACGGTGAAAGTGAACATGAATGTGAAGAATGTGGTGCAGAAATTCCTGAGCGTCGTCGCGCTCTAGGTAACGTAAAGCTTTGCATTGACTGTCAAACAGCAGTTGAAAGCAAAGTTAAGCATTTCCGAGGTGGTCTATGAACATCAAACAAAAGCGCGCTCAATTTGCCAAAGATATCGACAAATTAGTCAGTGGTGACTATGTGCTTGTTCCCAAACAGCCTACTGAAGAAATGGAACGAGCTGGTATGGAAGCTGGAGCTGGTTTTTTAGCAAAGGCTGTTTATCAAGCAATGGTTAAGTCAGCACTAGGAGTGAAAGCAAATGGGTGAAGCGAAGCGTCGTGGCACAAAAGAAGAACGTGTTGCTCAGGCAATTGAACGTAATGAAGCAACCAAGGCAGCAGCCAAACAAGCTGTAATTGCAAGACGCCAAAAGCTTCAATCTAGAGGCAAAACAATCGGCATTGGACGTTTGCCTTTTGGTCTAGCAATCGCATTGGCTGCTGTGGTTTCAAGTGCATTTGAGGTTCATAAACATGAAAACTAGATGTCCAGCATGCGGAGCGACAAACAGCCTAGATGCCCTATTAGGGCATGGTGAAGCAAGCAAAGCTTTCGTTGCTTCACTAAATCTGGTTGGTGATTTAGCTACGCCACTGGTCAAGTACTTGGGAATGTTCCGCTCTCAAAATCGTGAACTTACTTTTGAACGTACAGCAAAGTTACTTGGTGAAATTGCTGGGGATATTAATGCTCAACAGATTAAACGTGGTCATCACAGTTACCCAGCTCCTAAAGCAGCGTGGATCTGGGCAATTAACACAATGCTTGAGCGTCGTGACCAAGGCAAATTGCAGTTGCCTCTGAAAAACCACGGCTATCTGTATGAAGTGATCAGCTCATTCAAGCCAGAAAATGCACCAGCTCCAAGCGAACGTGCAGCAGCTGCACCAAGAGCCAAAACAGAAGCTGAACGTGCGACTGAGCAAGCTGAACATGAACGTCAAAAAAATGCCCGCCCAAACTACAGCTTTAAAGAAATGATGGGCTTTACACAATTGAATGAGAAGCAGCCTGAGCGCGGGCTGAAGAACATCCCCAAAGAACAACTTATGGCGCATGTCGCTCAGCACAAGCAGCCAGATGAAACTTTAGAACAGTGTTACCAACGCCTTAAGGCTGCGGAAATTGAATCAGAACAAGGAGCAACACATGAATAAGTCTATTCCAGAAGGTTATTGGGAAAACGCTTCAGGTGCATTTGTGCCAGAGGCCAATGTCAAAGAAATTGACAAATTGCGTGATCAAACAGTTCGTAAGCTTCATGAGAAAGCAAAAGAAATCCATGACCTCTTAAAAGAGTTCAAGGTTGAAGGCTTTGCTGATATTGCCAGCTTTATCCAAATTTCTACCGACCAATATGGTGCAAAAGTTGGAGGCAATAAAGGCAACGTTACGCTCATGACTTATGACGGACGTTTGAAAATTCAACGCAATATCGCAGAAAACATCAACTTTGATGAACGTCTGCAAGCTGCAAAACAACTCATTGATGAGTGCCTTGAAGAATGGACTGAAGGCAGCCGTGACGAAATCAAAGTCATCATTAACAACGCATTTCATGTGGATAAAAAGGGAGATATCAGCACTACAAAAGTTCTTGGATTAAAACGCATTGAAATCAATCACCCGAAATGGAAAGAAGCTATGCAGGCCATTTCAGACAGCATCAACATTGTAGGTAGCAAAGCATACCTCCGCTTTTATACCCGCGATGATGCAACTGGTGGCTACTTACCACTGTCACTTGATATCGCATCTATTTGAGGACGCAATAATGTATTCAGTCAAAGCACTAGAACCACAATTAAACGACGATCCGCAAGCCCTATTTGCAATCGCCCGTGAAGACGATGCTTTAGTCGGTCAATTCTACCGCCATGAACATGCAGAAATTGCATGTGCAGCACTTAACCAAGCTCAACAAACTACTGAAGGAAGAACTTCTCATGAATAAATCAGAACTTATCAAACATATCGCTTCAACTGCTTCTCTTACTCAAGCACAAGCTACAGCTGCTCTTAATGCACTTGAAAGTGGTGTCACTAAAGCACTTGCAGCTGGTGAAGACGTTGCATTAATCGGCTTTGGAACTTTCACCGTAAAAAAACGCGCTGCGCGTACTGGTCGCAACCCTAAAACTGGTGAAGAGCTTCAAATTGCTGCTTCAAAAGTACCTTCATTCAAGGCAGGTAAAGCACTTAAGGAAGCAGTTAATGGATAACCAAGACCGCAAAATCACAGGCTATCGTGAATTATCCCAAGAAGAAATTGATTTGATGAATGAAATCAAATCTCAAGGGCAAGCTCTAAAAGAACTTATTGGGAAAGTTGACTACTTTTTATTGGGATTGGCGAAAGAAGGACTTGAAGGTAATGCAGAACTGCAACAACACCTATGGGATACGGAACCGAATTACTGGTCAAGTATTACAAAAAGAAACCTACAACAAGGGCTTATGGCTTTAACCCGTGCAGTAGCACGACCAACAACCTTTTAAGAAGATTAATTATGGCAACGAAAATTAAAGGCTTGGATGTTCTTGAACAGAACGGATTAAAAGTTGTCCGTAAATACAACATTTGCGGATGGTTCGAGTATCACGTTTTGAATGAGGCTGGTCAGAGAATTTCACGCCATACAGTTCAACAACGTGCGGTCGATATGGCTCTTCACACTCTTCAAGCATAAGCGAGAACAGAATGAAATTTAAAGTTGAAGTTTCAAATATCTATGTCAAAGAACACATTGTTGAGGCTGACGACCTTGCTCATGCTCTCGAAATTGCTTCTGAAATATCAGACACGATGGAAGCAAATCAGCAAACTTTTTTTGAAAGCACATGGGAAGCTAAACCAGTTTCTAACGATGAAAAAGCTACATACGAACCTGAACAGAAATATTTGAAATAAGAGAAACACAGGCATTCGTGCCTGTGTCTGCTGGATGTCGTGATCCAGTACTGATGAGCAGCGGAGAAGAATATGGGTATTAAAAAATTAGTAACTATCACTGTAGAGGCTCAAATTGAAATTGAGCTACCAGAGGAATTTAAGGAGTTATCACAACAAGATATTGATGGCATCAAAGCCTGTGGATATGAAGATTTCAAGATTCAGGATGACCTCTATAAATATGCTGCTGAATTAGTTTTAAACGGTGGTGAAAATGGAAATTGGGATGTTTTCGGCTATGTAGTAGCTGACTGGAAAAAAGGTATGACAGGCATTCCAGCTAATTCCACTTTCTTTAATAGACAAGATTTACATATTACAGATTGTGAAGTTGAGGAAATTAAATGATCAAAGTTGAAGATTTAGAGAAGTTACCACCTGAAGTGGTGGAAAGCTTGGGAGAGGTTCCATGAGTGTAATCATGAATTGGGCAACGGTTCTAGCTTATTTTGCGGTCTTTTTAATGGGGCTTATTTCATGTTTTAAAGAGGCCAAATTAGCTTGGGCTATCAAAAATAATACTGGACTGACTGTTTTTGAAAAACGGTCATATAAATTTAAAGCTGGTGCATCAATCACGTTGGCTTTTCTAGCGATTATTGGACTGTTTCGAGCTTTTCAAGGGGTGGTATGAGATGAACTTAAAAAAGATTGTAGTTTTTATTGTCGTAATTTTACTGTTATCAACTCTATTGTTCTGGCAAATACAGTCTAGCTATCACAAAGCGATTTTATTAATTGTTTTGACTATTTCAGCTGCTTATTTAGGCAAGAGAAATATAGATAAAGTTATTTTGTTTATTCCAACACTTATCGGTTTTTTGATTGTGTATTTTCTTAAACGATGAGGTTGCCGTATGAAATTCGATAAGAAAGCTAATTTGATCAAACTAATCCATGTGGGAAAAACGAAACTTGGTTTAGATGATGAGCTTTACCGCGACATTCTTAGCAGTACTACGGGTAAAACCAGTTCAAAAGATTTGAACCTAGCACAGCTTGATGCTGTGCTGGATCGGTTCAAACAACTTGGCTTTGAAGTTGAATCAAAAAATAAATCTGGCGTTAAAAATTTAGCGAATGACAACCAAAGTAAATTAATTCGTCATTTGTGGTTAAAACTTCACGAAGTTGGTGAGGTCAGAAACAGTAGTGAAAAGGCCCTAGCAAAGTTTGTAGAGAAAAGAGTTGGTGTGAGCGCATTGCAATTTATGAGCAGCCACCATACAGACATGATCATTAATCACTTACGCCAATGGTGCAAACGTTGCGGCATTGAAAGAACAGAACAATAAGAAAGTAAAAACCCCAGTGCGCCAACACTGAGGTTTTCAATTCCACCCACCGACGAAAGTAAGAGGAGATAAATCATAAAACTGCTAAATCTTAACATGGGATAACAGCGGGAGCAATTATGGTTTATCGTCCTCACATCACTGATGCACAACAACTATTTTCTGATGAAGAACTCATTGCACTTATGCCTAAAAACTTTGCATTTGTGGCGAAGCTTATCGGCATAAAACCAGCTTTAAGTCTTATTGAGAGCTATGGCGGCATTCTAGTTTTTGTACCACATAAACATGCGTTAGGCATTCATCATGATCTGTCACAGATCATTGGTTATTCTAAGCTTCAGTTACTCTCAGAGCACTTAGGGAACACTTCAATAGAAGTGCCTATGGCAACTACTATCATGATTGCTATGCGTAATAGAACGATCCGTGAAATGGCAGCTAAGAAAGAAAGCCGCTCTAAAATCGCTCGTAAATTCGGCGTGACAATTAGAACAATTCGTCATATCGTAAATGGTGAAGAAAAGCTTAAATTCCATTTAGACCAGAATCTGGATTTATTCGAATAAAAAAGCGGACTAAAAGCCCGCTTTTTCTATTTCACAGTATGAAAAATCTTTTCAAATCTTATCCCACTCAATCCCATCTTATCCCGCTAAATCCCACAATTATCTCATCACTCTTATATATTTATATTATTAGGTATCAAAGCTTATAGATAATCGTAACAATGCTTAGGTACTGAAAATTTAAACTTCATCTTGCCTAATTTAAAAAAAGATAGGAAGGTTCATAGAAAAAACACATCCTATGAAAGCTATAACTTTGTAATGTTGATTCATTCTAAATGACAGACGTAATCAATCACTTCATCTGTAATAATTTTAAATTTACTATTTTCTGGAACCTTAAAAGATTCACCACTTGAATAGATTTTAGTCTCCGGATCATCGC